GACGAGGCTAGAAGAAGAGATGGGGATTATCTCTGATAAAAAGTTTAGCCCCTACTTTCTGGTAGTACGAAATATGATTAACTGGGCCAAGAAACAGGGTATTCAGGTAGGCCCAGGACGTGGTTCATCTGCTGGCTCATTGCTATGCTATGCACTAGGAATTACAGACATTGACCCCCTAAAGCACGGACTCCTATTCTTCCGATTTATCAACCCTGAGCGTAACGACTTTCCAGATATCGACACTGATATTCAGGACTCACGTCGTGAAGAGGTTAAAGATTATCTTGTTAGACAGTACAGGCACGTTGCATCTATTGCAACTTTCCTTACGTTTAAAGACAAGGGCATTATCCGAGACATTGCACGTGTATTGCACATCCCACTAACAGATGTTAACAAGGTCGGCAAGCTGTTTGATACGTGGGACGAGTACCTGATGTCTAAGTCCACTAAGTGGTTTAGAGAAAAGTACCCAGAAGTAGAAAAATATGGAGACCAGTTGCGAGGTCGCATTCGTGGTACGGGTATCCACGCTGCTGGTGTCGTTACATCCAAGCAGCCTATTTTTAAGTTTGCTCCTATGGAAACTAGGACTTCTCCAGGGAACAAAGAGAGAATTCCCGTAGTCGCAGTAGACATGGTAGAGGCAGAGCGTATTGGTCTGATTAAGATCGATGCACTTGGACTAAAAACTTTGTCTGTTCTACGAGATGCCCTCGATATCATCAAGTCAAGGCACGGCAAAGAAATTGACTTGCTCAAGATTGACACCGAGGACTCCCAAGTATACGAGATGCTATCTAGTGGATACACAAAGGGCGTATTCCAGTGTGAGGCTACCCCATACACCAATCTTCTAGTCAAGATGGGAGTTAAGAGTTTCGCAGAGTTAGCTGCCTCTAACGCTTTGGTCCGACCAGGTGCTGCAAATACCATTGGTAAAGACTATATTCTTCGCAAGCAGGGTAGGCAGAACATTGACTATAAGCACCAGGTAATGAAGGCCTTTACCTCAGAGACTTACGGGTGCATCTTGTACCAGGAACAGGTTATGCAGGCATGTACTGAGCTGGGCGGCATGACAATGGCAGAAGCGGACAAGGTCCGTAAAATTATTGGAAAGAAGAAGGATGCAAAAGAGTTTGATGTATTTAAAGATAAGTTTGTTGAGGGGGCTTCACGCTTTCTTGCTCCTAACATTGCGAAGGATCTCTGGTCTGACTTTGAAGCTCACGCAGGCTACTCATTTAATAAATCGCACGCTGTTGCGTATTCAACCCTATCGTACTGGACAGCGTGGCTCAAGACGTTCTACCCGCTAGAGTTTATGTTCTCCATTCTTAAGAATGAGAAGGACAAGGATGCTAGAACTGAGTACCTAATTGAGGCAAAGCGTATGGGCATTCCAATCAAGCTGCCCCACGTCAACGACTCCGACTCTGACTTTAAGATTGAAGGCAAGGGTATCAGGTTCGGGCTTACCGCAATTAAATATGTTTCAGATAACGCTGCAGACTTTGTTATGAAGAATCGTCCCTTTACCTCTTACGAGCAGCTGTCTGAAGAGTTTGGCAAGAAGGGCAATGGTGTGACTAAGAGGCAACAGGAAGCCCTGAGAGTTATCGGTGCTGCTACGTTCCCAGACAACCCACGGGACGAGGAAGAGATTAGGTCTAACCTATACGACTATCTCAACCTGCCAGAGTTTAATATTACCGTTCCATCTCACTATCACGCATTTATGAACACGGTAGATGAGTTCGAAGAAAAAGGCTCCTTCCTGCTGATGGGCATGGTAAAAAGTATCAAGCGTGGCAAGGGCTGGTCTAGGGTAGAGCTGCTAGATAAGACTGGATCTGTAGGCATCTTTGACGAAGAGCAGACGACAATCGAGTCTGGCAAGACATACATTCTGCTTGCTAGCGACAACCGTATTGTGTCTGCAATACCTGGTGATGAAGCCAGGACTTCTAATGCGGCAATTATTAAATTCTTAAATTACAAGCAGCTGCCATTTGGTGATGAAGAGCAGTACGTGGTATCATTTAAGCCGAGGATGACAAAAGCGGGAAAGAAGATGGCGACCCTGACAGTTGCAGACACTAGCAGAGACTTGCACTCTGTGCTGGTATTCCCCACCACCTTTGCCAAAGCATACATGAAGATTCAGGAGGGGAACGCCTATAAGTTCTCATTCGGAAAAACAAAAGACGGAACAACAATATTGGAGGATATAACAGCATGAGCGGATTATCATTTGATGGGCACTCTAGAACGGTCCACGACAATGCGGTAGCAAAAGGCTTTTGGCCAGACCAAGTTGACGACATCTTTATTGCAAAACAATGCATGATGATTGTCTCTGAAGTCACAGAACTTATGGAGGCTATTCGAAAAGATCATGGAAAGGAAGCAGTGGCACACGAAACAGCGGACATTCTTATCAGGACCTTTGATCTTTGGCAGGGAATGGTTGAGAATGGCTATGCTGACGGATCATTGCAAGCAGCGTTTAACAACAAGACAGAACACAATAAGTCAAGACCAGAAAGGCACGGTGTAAGATTTTGACAGTAACAGTAGAAGAGGCCTTGGCCAAGCTAGATCCCAAGATTCGTAAAACAATTACAGATGGGGTAGGCATTGAGACGCAAGTTCAGAGAACCCCCAGTGTGGGTCTAAACAAGGCACTCAACGGTGGGCTTCCCATGGGCAGGCAGGTTCTTATTTGGGGCAGCAAGTCTAGTGCCAAGTCATCTATGTGCCTACAGCTCATTGCTGAAGCACAAAAAGAGGGCAAGCTTTGTGCATGGATTGATGCAGAGATGTCGTACTCCCAGGAGTGGGCAGAAAAGTTGGGGGTAGATCCTACCCAGTTGCTTTATTCTCAAGCCAGAACGATTAACGAAATGGTTGATGTTGGCGTTGCCTTTATGGAGGCAGGCGTAGACATCATTGTAGTGGATAGTATTACATCCCTGCTACCTGCAATTTACTTCGAGAAGGGCACTGAAGACCTAAAGGCACTAGAGAATACAAAGCAGATCGGTGCAGAGTCTAGGGACTTTAGCAACGCATGGAAGATGATTAACTATGCTAACAACAAAGTAAAGCCAACCCTGTTCATCCTGATCTCACAGTCTAGAAACAACATTAACGCGATGTACACTAGCCAGCAGCCTTCTGGTGGGCAGGCTACTAAGTTCTACTCATCGACTGTTATTAAGTTGTTCTCTTCCGAGTCTGACAACCAGGCGATCAAGGGAAAGATTGCTGTGGGAGATAAACTAATTGAAGAAAAGGTAGGTCGTAAGATCCGCTGGGAGCTTCAGTTCTCTAAGACTTCTCCAGGGTTTCAGTCTGGCGAGTATGACTTCTACTTTAGAGGAGACCGCGTAGGGATAGATGTAATCGGAGATCTTGTGGATACAGCTGAGATGTCAGGCATCGTAGAACGAACTGGTGCATGGTACATCCTCCCCGATGGCTCTAAGGTCCAGGGTAGAGATGGATTTGTTGACAGGGTAAGAGAAGACCAAGAGCTACAAGATAGCATTAGGTCACAGCTCGAGGGTGTCAGCTAGTGTCTAAGTATAACATTATACAGGGAAAGTTTCCCTGCCACACTTGCAAGGAAGAGGTAACTTCGTTGAGGCAGTATCAGGGCATGACCCTGACTTGGGTCTGTAGTAAGCAGCACCTTACCGAAGTTTCGTTGAGGGCAAAAAAGAAAACAAAGAAAGATTATGAGCGAGAAGAGCGAAGCTAAGAGAATCGGGGCAAAGCTCCACAAAAACTCGGGTCGTAACACCAAGAAGGGTGATGCGACTTGGGATAACTTTTGCGTAGACTTTAAAGAGGTTGGCAAAAGCTTTACACTAAACAAAGACGTATGGGCAAAAGCTACAACGGATGCCTTGCGTAATAAGCTGGACCCTGCTATAATTGTAGTTCTGGGTGAAACCAGCAAAACACGCCTGGCTGTGGTAGAGGTATCGCTGCTAGAGCAACTATTAGAAGAGAGAGACAATTGAGCAAAACATTATTGCTAGACATTGAGACAACACCTATCAAGGCATACGTGTGGGGCCTCTGGGATCAGAATGTTTACATTGACCAGATTATTGAGCCCACCGAAATGATGTGTTTTGGTGCCCGCTGGCTGGGACAGAAGAAGGTTACTTTTAAGTCTGTTCACCACGATGGTAAAAAGGCCATGCTAGAAGAGCTACATAAGATGATGGATGAAGCAGATGTTCTTGTTGGATGGAACTCCGCAGCATTTGACCACAAGCACATTAATCGCGAGTTTATCGAGAATGGAATGCAGCCACCCTCTGCAGTTAAAGACCTGGACCTAATGTCTGTGACTAAGGCAAACTTTAAGTTTCCTAGCAATAAGCTAGACTACGTTGCTCAAGCTCTTGGCGTTGGTGCCAAGGTTAAACACTCTGGGTTTCAGCTTTGGATTGACTGCATGGCGGGCAATGAAAAGGCCTGGCGCGAGATGAAGAAGTACCAGCTGCAGGATGTAAACCTCCTGGCTGATTTGTACTACGAACTCTTGCCCTGGTTTGTTGGCAAGGGCACAGTCACTATGACGGAGAAGCAAAAGATCGTAGACTCAGAGTCCGTGGTATAATATTATGGTGGACAACGAGAGTAAAACTACGATTGACACTGTGAATGGTCTGGCAGAAATTGCAGACTACATGGGTGATGAAGAGCTAACCTCGGCACTCACTATGGTGGCAAAGCTGATTGTGAAACCAGATATTCCGATCAATATTGCCACTGTAGAGATTGTCCGACTGCAAGCAATTGCAGCCAAAATGTCATTCAAGGCAACCTGGATGGCAAATGTTGACAAAGGAGATAGGGCCAAAAAGAATATATACTTTACTGCAGCAAGTTCAATTAACGAGCTAGTAGCAGCACTAAAATATATCACCCGATAACATGATGACTAAAAATCTACTAAGCCAGGTAATGCAAGCTGGGGAAGACAAAAAGCAAGCCGTGGCCAATGCCGATATGGATGCTTTGATCACAAAGATTAACTCTGGATACATTGCAAACCGAGGTCCTAGACACCAGCAGAAGAAAACCTTTGCCCCCTCTACGATTGCCTACGGGCACGGAGAGTGTGCAAGATATTGGTACCTAGCTTTCGAGGGCGGTACTTTTCAGGATCATGCGGATGCTTTTGCTGGTGCCAATATGACCAATGGTACAAAGTCACATGAGCGTATCCAGGAAGCCATGGCTGCCTCGGGAATTATGGTCGACTCCGAGTTTAAGATTACCAACGAGGACCCTCCCATTTTTGGTTACGGAGATGTTATTCTAGATTGGAATGGCGAAGAGCTGCTCGGAGAAATCAAGACAGCCATGCAAGAGGGCTTTGAATACCGCAAGAAGACTCGTAAGCCAAAGCTGGGGCACGTCATCCAGGTTCTGATCTACATGAAGATTTTAAAAAAGACTAAGGCTGTTTTGATTTATGAGAACAAGAACAACCACGAATTATTGGCAATCCCAGTGATCCTGACAGAGGGTTACAAGAAGTGGATCGATAATGCTTTTGATTGGATGAGAGAAGTTCGTAAGGCCTGGGAGAATAAGACCCTACCTGAAAAGAACTACCGATCAAATTCTAAGATATGCAAGACATGCCCTTTGGCAGAAGTCTGTGCGAGTGCGGGGACGGGAGAGATTAAGATGAAAGCTCTGGAGCCCCTCAGTGAAGACATGTCAATGGTGTAGCGAAGCATTTGAACCTAACGTAAAGTATCAAATTTATTGCACTCCCGAATGCAGGGAAGAGGCAACAAAAGAGAAGATAGCAGAACGTTATGCGATTACTCGTCGTAATAAATTAATTAAGAAAGACCGCAGGTGTAAGTCTTGTGGGAGCAAGCTCTCCGCCTATAATGACGAGCTTCTTTGTCAGTCCTGTCTGGTGAACCCATCAGATGTGTCGAAGGCACTCAAAGATATTAAAGGTATTGCTAATGGTAAAATTGAGTTCGATTAATCCTCAGCCCCAGCGTATCTGTGCTATTGATGCCAGCACCAATAGCCTAGCATTCTCTATCTTTGATGGCGAAGAGCTAGAGGCAGTTGGCAAGATAGAGTTTGTCGGGGCCAATACGTATGCCAAGGTAAAGGATGCAGCAAGAAAAACTGCTGCATTTTTTCAAGAGTACGGTGTGCCAGAGGCCATCGTTATTGAGCACACTGTGTTTATGAACAGCCCAAAAACAGCTGCAGATCTAGCATTGGTACAGGGAGCCTTGCTCGGTGCCTTGGGGGTATCTGGATCTAAGATCATTAGATCGATCAACCCAATTGCATGGCAAACATTTATTGGTAATGGCAGGCTGACTCACGCAGAGAAGTCAAACCTAAGAACCTCTAGCCCAGGTAAAAGTGACTCCTGGTATAAAACTAGAGAGCGAGAGTATCGTAAACAAAGAACAATTAGGTTTGTGAATACTATGTATGACAAATCTATTAGTGATAATGATGTCGCGGATGCGGTTGGAATCGGTCACTATGCTGTAAGCAATTGGCAAAAACTAGGTTGACACAAAGACAGGAATGAGGTAAGCTTTAACAATGGGAAAGCTATATCAGAATGAAGCATGGCTTCGTAAGCGTTACCACGTAGACAAGAAGACTCCCCAGGAGATTGCTAAGGAGTGCGGGGTAACTGATAAAACTATCTACACACACTTGGACAAATTTAAACTAAGGAAAAAATGAGCAAAAAGACAGAAGACAGTATCAAGCGGGTAATGTCTAGTATTGAAAAAATGCTTATCGAAAAGAATAGGGCATACGGAGACTCAGCCCTTGACCCAGTTAGGGTATTCTCTAAGCAGGATAACATAGAGCAGCTGTATGTTCGAATTGATGACAAACTTTCTCGGGTAAAGCGAGGACATGAATACCCAGGAGATGACACGATCTTTGATTTAGTGGGCTATCTTGTGCTACTAATGATTGCCAAGGAGAGAAATGATTAAACACTTTTCTAAAGTAATTAAGATGAGCTTCATTAGTCTTACATGTAGGCATAAAGAAACAGACAGTGCGTCATGCCCTGTTACTGGAAAAACATACACGAGATGTGTTCGTTGCTGGAAGAGAACATCGGTAGTAAACACAGCAGATATTCCCAGCGATTGGCAGTACCACGCTTGACAGTAAGGCGTTTATGCTGTATAATAGATATACGCTAAACAAAGGAGCACGATGCCACGTCGTAAAAAGTCAGTAGCCAAGACAAGTCCGCTTACTATGGAGCCTTACATGGAAGCCGATGGCTTTCCCATTAATGCTGGCGACATCATTAAGATTAAAGGCGAGTACGGGACTAAGTTTCAGTTCCGAGGAATCACCACCAATACTCTGACAGGGTCTACCTGGGTGGACTGCTTTGAGATCTTCCGCGGCAAGCCGCAGCAGTTTCGTGCATTTAAAGAAGACAGAGTCAAGCGAGTGCCACAACGCGGAAAGCGAGCAAAGCGTGTCAGCCAATCCTGAGGACCAAGTAGTCGAGCATCTAGACACTGTTAACAAAGTAGTTGGAGAATACCTAAAGGGTAACGACCCCACAAAGATTTCGAAACAGCTAGCTCTGCCCAGGACCAAGGTAACTGCCATGATCAAAGAGTGGCAGACCATGGCTGCGGACAACACAGTCATTCGTGCTAGGGCCAAGGAAGCTCTGGCAGCTGCAGACGAGCACTACAGCAGGCTAATCTCTAAGGCTTATGAGGTTATCGAAGAGGCCACCACAACTGCTGACCTGCGTAGCAAGTCTGGCGGAATCAAGCTAGTCATGGACCTAGAGTCTAAGCGTATTGAGATGCTACAGAAGGCTGGTCTGCTAGAGAACAAAGAGTTAGCAGAAGAGATGCTGGAGATTGAGCGTAGGCAAGAGATCCTGATGGGCATTCTTAAGGACATTGCCACAGAGCACCCCGAGATTAGAGATAAGATTATGAAGAGGCTATCCGATGCCTCACAAAAGTTAGATGAAACGGTTACAATAGTACACAATGTTTGATGATTTTTTAGAGGCACTAGAAGACAGCCCGTTCGAGGAAGAGCCAGTAGACGCCAAGGCATTTGTCGAGGGAGAAGACTACCTCGGCCAGCCACCCCTTTCTGATATTCAGTACGATATCGTAAGAGCTATGAGTCAAATCTATCGTAAGGAAGATTTGATTAGGTTTATGGGGGAGGTAGAGGGCAAGGCTTATTACGATAAGTATACTAAAAATGAGATTATCCTGCAGCTAGGCAAGGGTAGCGGAAAAGACTTTACATCTACGGTGGCAGTTTCGTACATCGTATACAAGTTGTTGTGTCTTAAGGACCCAGCTAAATACTTCGGCAAGCCATCTGGCGACGCTATTGACATTATTAACGTTGCTATCAACGCCCAGCAGGCGAAGAACGTTTTCTTTAAGGGATTCAAGAGCAAGATTGAGCGATCCCCGTGGTTCGCTGGCAGGTACAATGCAAAGATGGATTCGATCGACTTTGATAAATCTATTACTGTTTATTCTGGTCACTCAGAGCGTGAGTCCCATGAGGGGCTGAACCTTCTAGTAGCGGTACTTGATGAGATCTCTGGTTTTGCTAGTGAAACAAGTACTGGCAATGAGCAAGGCAAGACAGCCGATAACATCTACAAAGCCTTCCGTGGTACCGTGGACTCCCGATTCCCAGACCTAGGCAAGGTAGTGCTACTGTCCTTTCCCCGTTATCCAGGGGACTTCATATCTACGAAGTATGAAGATTGCATCCTGGAAAAGGATATCGTAACTCGCAATCATAAGTTTATTATTAATCCAGACTTGCCAGAGGATCAGGAGGGCAACTCTATGGAAATTGAGTGGGATGAGGAGCACATCTTGTCCTATAAATATCCGAATACCTTTGCCCTTAAAAGGCCTACCTGGGAAGTTAACCCTACAAGATCAATTGAAGACTTTAAGCTAGCTTTCTATACAGACCCTGGAGACGCCATGATGCGTTTCTTGTGCGTACCTAAGTATGCCTCAGATGCGTTCTTTAAACAGAGGGATAAGGTGCAGGCCTGCATGACTGGCCGTAACCCAGTAGATAATTTCAAGAGGTTCGATCCTAGCTTCAGCCCAGACCCTGACAAAAAGTACTACGTCCACGCTGACCTTGCCCAAAAGCATGACAAGTGTGCGGTAGCGATTGCTCACGTAGAGAAGTGGGTAAATATTCAGGTAGTTAAAGACTACGAGCAGGTTGTGCCATTCGTCGTGGTAGATGCGGTAGCTTGGTGGGAGCCAAAGATAGAGGGGCCAGTAGACCTATCTGAAGTCAAGCAGTGGATTCAAAACTTGCGAAGGCTAGGGTTTGACATCGGGCTAGTTTCGTTTGACCGTTGGCAGTCTTTTGATATCCAGAATGAGCTAAAGGCGGTGGGTATGAAAACACAAACAGTCTCGGTAGCAAAGAAGCACTACGAAGATATGGCCATGCTGCTGTACGAAGAGAGGCTTGTGATGCCCTCTATTGACCTGCTGTTTGAAGAGCTTACAGAGCTTAAGATTATGAATAACAACAGGGTAGACCACCCAAGGAAAAAGTCTAAAGACCTTGCAGACGCGGTATGTGGATCTGTCTTCGGAGCAATCTCTCACACTCCCAGAAACTTAAATCAGGAGGTAGAGATTCATACCTTTAAGGACAGGCCGAAGGTTAATGTTGCGGACTTGCCTGCTAATGTGATAAACTATAAGCCTAAAGAAATGCCAGACGATGTGAGAGACTACCTAGACCGCTTTGGTCTTGTTTAGCACAAAATATTGTGCATTTTTTCAGGCTAGACGGCACATGTAGTAAAAAAGGAGTGTACAATTGATACCTATTGATATTGTGTACTTCTCAAATTATTCGGGAAACACTAAAAGATTTGTGGAGAAAATAACTGATGAACGTAGCTGTACTCGTATCCCTATTGATCGGCGGGCTGATAGTCCTACCGTTAATGAGCCTTATGTTCTTATGGTCCCTACTTACGGTGGTGGCGAAGGAAGAGCAGCAATACCCCGACAAGTACGAGCTTTTCTAAACATTCGGGAGAACCGAGACCTTCTACAAGGCGTAGTGGGGTTCGGCAATACAAACTTCGGTGAGCACTTTTGCAAAGCCGCAGATTTAATTAGTGCAAAGACGGGGGTACCAGTCATTGCACGAGTAGAAGTATTTGGTACCAATGAAGATGTAATTAAAGTTAAAGAAAGGCTGAATATATTATATGGACAAGAAGTATAGCTACCATGAGCTCAATGCAATGCTCAACCTATATGGAGCAGATAATGAGATTCAATTTGACAAAGACAAAGAAGCAGCAAAAGCATACTTCCTTGACCACGTAAACCAGAACACTGTTTTCTTTCACAGCCTTGAGGAAAAGCTAGAGTATCTAGT